TAAATCAGGCACGTCCGGAATCCCCACCTCTCCCCAGGCCCAGATGGTAGCAGCAAAGTAATACAGCCCCCCATCCGTCCCATTGAAGCCTGCTGCCCTCATGCTGCCCGGAAGGGTATCCATATTAAGGGTGATCACAGTCCCGGTCTGAGTGAACACGGTGGACGCTACCGGGACAGGAACGGGGACCGGGATAGGTGTAGGCACCGGAGCGGGATATGGTCCCGGAGCTGGAGGGAGAGGTACGGGTGTTGGAGTAGGCACTGGCGCAGGTGGTTCGGGCTGTTCCGGCGGTTCGGGTGGCTTGAGTAAGGCCGCAATCGCCCCAAGGTTGTTGGTTACGATCTTTAAGCCGTCGGTAAAGTATTTATCGGCTGGGCTGTAAACCCTGCTCACGATTTTCCCATTTTTATAGGTTTCCCGAATTTCGTAATTAGTCGCCTCCAATACCCCGCCTACAGGGGTCCAGGTGATGCTTGAGGTACAGGCTGTTAACAAAAGGCAGGCTATGACCACAGCTATAGTTTTCATAATTTCTCCCTTACCAAGAATAATGATTGTCTACGGCAATAGTTTTATTCCGGATGGAATAACTGGTACTCCTGGACGAATGAAAGTGAAAGGGAGTGTGGGAACAGAGCAGACCTCCGGCCACCCGTCACCTGTCCGACAGGCCACAGCTTGAACAGTATGTGTGCCAACAGGGATCGTTGCCAATTCAGTCCGAAGGCTCCCATCCGCTTGAGACGCAATATTTCCAGTCCAGAAGGCATCTCCGGTTATTTTGTAGTGCGTCACAGTCGCTTGTGGATCGCAAACCAGGAAAGGTGAACAAAGTGCCTCAATCGGGAATAACAAAATGGTCATAATCAAAATAAATCGTTTCATAACATTTCCTTTCAAGCATTCTGCCCAATCGTATTTACCAACGTATTTGCTGACTTTTCCCATGTAAAATGTTTTTTAATTCTAATGCTGGCCTTCTTGCCTAATTCCAAAGCCTTTCTGTAATTGTTTAAAACAAATAACATCTTTCTAAACAAATCTTCAGGATTAGGAAAAGCACATTCAGTTTCAACTTTATCATAATGACCAATAAATTGCTGTTCAGTTTTGGCTATTTTATACTGAACTGGAAATCCAACACCACTATCAAAAAAATCCGTTACACCAGAATAAAAAGGTGATATGCAAGGTAAGCCTGTAGCCATTGCTTCAGCAAGAGTTAAACCAAACCCTTCCCCATGCGTGGGAAACAAAAAGCAATGAGATGATTGATACAATTTTACTAATTCATGTCGAGTTAGTTTTCTACTATCGAAAGTAATATTTTTGTTTCTTTCAATTTTCTCAGAACCTGTAGTTTTAACATAAAGTTCAACAGAACCTACTTTTTCAAAACTTTGTTTCCATACATTAATAACTTCTTCCCATCCTTTTCTTGGATTAGGAGCTCCAACCCATAAAAAACGAAAGGGTTTATCAGTAGGAAACTTTCTTTTCTTGAACTCAAATTCAGAAGAAACCCCATGATTAACTACAGTAATTTTTGATGTGGGAAAATATTTTGCAAGTAGAGTCTTACACCATGTTGAAGGTGTAAAAAGAAAATCAGCTTTCCTTATATTATCTATGCAAAATTGAGGGAGAGTGGTGGCTTCATTCATGGTAAACAGCCAGTTAATTTTATCTTTAACTGGCTGTTTATACAAGTCCGGGGAAGCGATTATTAAAGAATGTCTTGCCTCATCGGAAATATCAACAAGTTTTGTTACTTCATCATAAAGTTCTTTATTATGAATCGAATATCCAAATGAATTGCCTGCAAACTCAATATTAGAATTCGTTGCCCAAGACAATTTTAAAGTATCTGCCACATTTTGTTGTTGCATTTTTTGCAATATCCATAAAAATTTTTATTTACTTCTTGTATATTACTGCAATTTACACATTGGGCAGAAAACTTTGATGATGTATGAAACGCTGGACTCCCGCATTGACTACATTCGATAGAAACAGGTTGGTCTTTTCTTACAATTAAGTCTTTACCACATTTATCACAAATGAGATAATTAATTGAAGAGAATGTCAACATGGTTTTGGTTTTTTTGGTTTCATCATAATCCTCAATAGTAAAACCATCAACTTGACGAATTACTTTTCTTTTTAATGCTGGCATTTTGGGCCTCCATTTTGCCGTAACCTCCAAAATTCTCTTAGTGGGGGAGGGAGGAGGCCAAAAACCCTCCCCCACCACTCTTTTATACCAACAGGTTACGCATTAGTCAGCAACCGGACAAAGCAATTAGGCTGTGCAACCTTCAAAGCCCACCGATTGTAAATCTTAAAGCGTGTCCGGTTGGTAGTCCAGAGACCGTAAGGATCTACCTGAAGTGCAGAATTCTGAACTCTACGACCAAGACCAAATCCCTTCATATTACCAAATACAATGAAGGGGGTATTAGCAGCAGTAGTTGCAGGCATTTTAATTACCTCAGTATACGGATACCCAAAAATAGTTCCGGGCACACCCGCGCCAATATGACCATCCATGAAAATCGGGCGATTTTGAGAATCTTTCAGAGTCCGGACATAATGCAGAATAGCTCCAGACATGAAATAACGGGCACCCTGTTTCCGCAGACCGTCCAATTTGGCAATCATAAGAGACAAATGATCACCAGACATTTGACTAAACATAGTAGAACCAGACATGGTAACGGAGTAACCGCAGGCGGCAGACAGAAGACCGGAAACACCACCGTAAGAACCGCCACCAGTACCGTTAAAACCAGCATCGTCAAGAGTCAGTCCAACAGCCTCAGCCAAAGCCTCAGCCAGCCAGGAAACGATGTCGGAGCGAGCATCCAGCATACTATCGTTACGAACAACAGAATAGGCAGACAACTCCAGATTCTCAAGTTCGACTTCAGACAGTTCAGGGTTAGACTCAATAGTCGTATTACCCCAATATGCAGCAGCAGCTCCAATTTCAGCCGGGAAAGACTGCTTATTAGAAGTCATATCCCACATACGAGCAAACTGCAGAATTATCGAAGACTCACGAGCATAATGCAGAATCTCAGAATCAACAATATCCGGAAGGACAAATACGTTACCAACATCACCAATGTCAGTCTGGGTAGACTTAGTTCCATATTCAGACCGTAGTTTACTCATAGCAACGGGATCTTGCAAAACATTTGCACGCAGGAAAAGTACAAAATACTTGGCCACTTCCAGACGAGTAGGCTCGTCCATCTTATGACCAGCACTTGTAATTTTTTCCATCAATCGCCGACCCTGCTTTGCCTGATCGTAAGCACCAAAATACTCTTTCAACTCTTCGGGATTCATACCACTGTGAGTTTGAGGAAGAGTGAAACCGCGTTTCATCAACTCTTCATAACTTGCCAGTTTAGCCTCAATCTCTTCCTGTTTCTGTCGAATATCACCAACAGAACCAGTAGCAAGGGCCAAATCTTTTACCAAACCTTCTAACTCTTTAATCGGATTATCCATTATTAATCTCCTTTAGGGATTTAGCGATTTTATCGCTTCTTTTAAAGCCTCGGTTATAGTTTTAACAACTTTTGCATCTTCCTCTGAAAGTCCTTGTTCTACTGTTTCGGTAGCCCCATTGTCAATTGGACTGGGCGCTTGTTTATTGATAAATTCCTGAAGACCTGATAGTTTCCCATCAATCTCAGAAAGTTTCTCTAAGGTTGCTGCGACGGATACCTTATCACTCATCGTTTCCTGAATATCCGAAAGTTTTAGTGATAATGCCAACAAAGTTTCTTTTATCTCTTCCATTTCTTTTTCCTCCAATTCAAAATTTTTAGGAACTTGGTGTACTTTTACTGTTTCCTCTTCAAACTCAATATCTTTTCCAAGTAACAATTCATTTAAAACATCTTCCTCTTTTACTTGCCCTTTTAACTCCTCAATTACTTCTAAAGCACTCTTTCCATTAAATGCCTTAATATAAGCATCGGTTTGAATAGCTGAAGGGTTTGATGGAACGGGACAAGCAGACAATTCTAAAAGTTCCTGTTTGACAAACTTTCTCCCGTTCCAGCCATTAGGATCTGTTTCTTTATCCAATGGCTCCCATTCAATAGGGATAAATCCAACAGAGGACGCATTAAGAATCTTCTCCCTAAAAAGTTCCAGAATCATATCTGCAAAAGGATAAATCCCTTTTGACGGAAATTTTTCATGGAATTCAAGTCGGTCAGGATTCTTTCTACGAACAACTTTAACAGCTGCACCAATAGGAACAGAATGATAATCATGAGCGTAAAGAAAAACAGGATTCTTCAAAAAACTATCCATTACCCATCCTTTAACACTAATTACATCCCCGTCTCTATCCAGAGATTCATCTGTTCCTGTAATAACAAGAATTCTGGTTTCCATATCTACAGATTTGACCAATCCAACACGGTCTGAAGCAAAAAGTTGTTTCCCATCTTTCTGTAACGGTACGCCTTCTTTATCTAAAATTTTGTAAGACATTTTATCCTCCTATGATTTTATGTTGATATATTCAACACATCGGCAATTAATGGTTTCTGAAGCTGCACCCATTGGATCGCCAGGAAAACGTAAAGTGGAACCACTTCCTAATACCCATGATTGCCCAATAGGAATACTTAATCCGTGCATTTGCCTATGTGTTCTCCTAACTTTTTCATCCAATGCGGTAAACCAAATCTTCATTTTATATTCTGATTTCTGCATTTCAATACTTCTGCCATAATTTAAAGCTCTGCTAATCTCAGTTATTGAAATTGTCATTGCTCGTTTTGTAGCACTTGCAAATACTCCTCTGAACTTTCCAGCAATTTGTTCGATAGTTTCACTTGCTGCCATGCTCAAAAGTAATTGTTTTCGTATATCATTTTTAACCGTGTCAATAACCTTGGTTAATTTAAGGGGAGTGTTAACTAAATAACTGATAATTTGTGGATCATTTAAATTAAATCTTGAACTTACATCAATCTCTGCTGCAAGCGTTAATGCTCCATAACGTAAAGCTCTTTCGTATATTGGAACTGTGAAAACGATTAAATCCCTACGTTCGTCCATATACTCTTCAGTTTCAACATCTTTTGCAGCTTTGATGTTCAAAAGTTTTAGAGTTTTCTTTCTCATATCAAAGAAAACTCTCCTTATCTTTGATTCAAATTCCCATTGAATCAATTCCATTCCTCCAACAATCTCCCTCCACCTTCTCCCAGCCGCTTCTTCTTCCTCAAATGTAAAACCATCCTTAATCATTACTGCTTTCGGCTCTTCAGGTACAACGAGTTCTTCTTTGGACTTTTTCGGTTCTTCAGGTACAACAGGTTCTACTTTAGGAGCATTCTGAGGCCCTAATGCTGGGTTTACTCCCATCAAATCAATGGTACCATCAGGAAGGACTTTAACTGTATTTGATGGAACATACCAAAAATTCCTCCAGGGTTTAGAATCAAACCCCAACTGCAAACGAGCATTAATTTCATTTGCAGCATAACCCATTTTAAACAACTTATCACCAGTATCTACTTTATCTTTAAAATCTGCATGAAGGGCTTCGACATTGGATATATCAAAAATTATTTTATGAGTAACATCATTTTTAAAAATAACTGCTGTTAATGCAGTTTCAATCATTCCCATCAAAGGTAAATTCGTTCCTTGCCACCACT